ACACCGATGGATTGTGTCCTCCTAGTGGATAGATACTTTAGGAAACTTGAGATGCCTGTGCCACCGAGGATACCTGAGAGGATTAGCAACCAGTTGCGGTCATCCATTAGATACCCCTCCATAATCCTAGGTTTACTTCCCAATGTTCACTGGTAATAGTATGCCCGATACGACTGATTAGGTAGATCTCTTGAAGTGTGGTGCCACCTGCTGAGAACTCGACCTGCATCGGATAGCAGATGTCTTTACCAACAATGGTGCTCAAAGTGCCATCACGCCTAACTGCTGGAACCGATACAGACTTCACTGAGCGAGGGTTAGCAGCTGCTGAGACCTGTGATGCCCATGCACCTAAAGTGCCGAGACCTGAGGTGTTCCAAAAGTTCACTTCAAAGTCCTGTGCCTGACGACCATAGTCTGCTACTGAGGTTGAATTAGTTGAAGTTGCAGTTGCAAGTCCACCAGTCTCGGTAACCTTAACTACGTTAGTGATGTCATCCGAGTTGTATGAATAGTCAATAGCGTCCATGCAATAGTGATCTGCACTAGAGCTGTGAATGTTAGAGATAGTCGGATTGCTACTGCTCCAGGTAGTTCCCTGAACGGTGTTGATGTCCACTCTAGTTTTCCAAGTGCAACCTGCCGAAGTATTAGCCCAGAACCATCCCAATTCAGCATCAAGCAACATGTTTAGAATGTCCCCTGAAATAACATCCACCTCAAAGTAATCATTCGCAGCTGTAGAACTGCCACCACTTCCAACCTGACTCCAAGCCACTCTAGTGTCCACTGCTCTAACAGCGTTCTCCAGGTCATCCATAACAGACCTAAATGATTTGGCGGTTGCTGTGCCGGTGATGCTGAATGATGAGAGTCTGGTGTTTTGAGCAATACGACTCTGGTCATAAGCGGTAATCGTAATTTCAAGTTTCTTAGCAGTTGCAACATAAGCCATCGAGACATTCTGGATGTAACCGTAAAACAGCGTGTAGCCGCCAGCAATAATTTTGAACGGCATGTTTGATTTGTATTGAGGTGTGCCAACTAGATCAGCGAGACTCTTTTTCATTAGTTTGACAGTTGCAGTGCCAACACTAGGACGAGCAAACACGCCCTCCTCAATGTCAATACCTCTGTCAATCTCAACCTCAAAAGAATCGCAACGAAGTTCAGTCCAAGAATCCTCAGCATATTCGTATTGAATACTGATGTCAGTCTTTATATCGAACGGCATTAGTTAACCAGATACTTTCGACCTGTTTTCTTTTCAAGAATCTTGATTTCACGGATGATGTCCGAGGCACTAATTACAGCTTTGTTTATGTTGATTTCATAAGTCGCATTACCCGCTATAGATGACTGCACTTGAGCCTGAGCACCAACACCATAGATCTCACCCCTAAGTCCGAGAATCTCAGACAACTTACCTGGAGACTGCAAGAGGCTTTTAGCCACAATGTTTCCCTGAGCAGGACCCATGGCAACAATCTCGTTGATGAATGACTGGTCTGCTCCCCTCTTACGGAGAGATGCCAAGTTCTCAGCGAAACCCTTAGCAGCTTGAGCAATACGCTTCATCTTGCCAATAAGGAAATCCACGTTGAAAATAGAGTTCTCATCCTCACCTCTAGTGCCAAACGCTAAACCAATAGCATCACGGAACTTCTCAGCTGTGGACTTGACCCTGCCAACCTCTTTATCCAAAGCCTCTCGGACCTGTTCAGCAACCTCTTTGACCTCTTTAGAAACACCCTGCCAAACCTTTTTACCGTTAGAGAAAATAGCGTTCATACCAAAATCAATAGTCACCTGCTTACCTTTGTAACCAATGAGAACTTTCTTCATTTCTTGCGTAATACGAGGGTCAGCCATCAGGTCTTTCAAACGCATCAACTCATCATTGACTCTCAAAATACGTTCATGAATGCCAGTCAAAGGATCATATTGTGAGAACCCATTATCCGTAAAAGTTATTTGATTCGGGTTGATAGCTCTATCCTGAGCCTCAGCATATTCATCAACACTTTGACTTGCCGAATACCACATTGCTCCCAAAGTTGCCACAGCAACTACAAGAGCACCAATACCGGTAGAGATGATTGCAGTTCTCAAAGCGATGGTTTGAATCTTTGCAAGTTTAGTTGCCAGTTCATAAAGTTTGACCGCAGCTGTGACAGCGAACCAACCGACTTTCAAAGCAACTAGACCAGCAACAAGAGCCATGATGATTGTGGCGTTATGGATGAGGAAACTTGTAGCGTTAGTAATTAGTGTGCCAATGACACCAAAGATGTTAGCAATGGTCTGCAAGTTTGATTGACCCTCATCGCTGGAGAGATACTCAGAAAACTGTTGCAACGCTGGCAACAAAGTCATACCAATGGTCTCTTGCAATTCACCAAAGATGATGCTGATTTTCTTGTAAGGGTCGTTGTTAGCTGCAGTCTCAGCTGCACCTTCAAAGGTCTTATTCAGTTGCCCCATGTAGTCACCAGTAACGTCAATACCTGGAATCAACTTCTTTAGAGAGGTGGTGTTACCTGCATAGGCTTTAGACAAAGCACCGACAACAGTGCCTAAGTCTCTACCTGTTCCAGCCGAAACATCCAGAGCAGTGTCAAGTAAAGCCTGACCACCAGCAAGAGAACCTGTCGCTCTGACAGCCTGAGATAACGCTGGACGAAGTTCAGTGTCTAGCACCGCAGCTGAGAGCTGTGTTTTACGAATGTAACTTTCAGCAGACTTGATAGCAACATCACTTGCACCAGTAGTATTCCTGAGAGCGTTAGACAAAAGTGCCTGGCTCTTGATGTCCTCAGATGCGGCTTTAGCAGATTGTTTTAGAACCCTAGTCAGAGCTGCAAAACCAACCGCTAAACCAGCTGCACCAAGTGCTCTATTCAAGCCACGTCCGACCGTGTTAGCAGTCTTTTGTAGTTTGAATAGATCCTTGGATACGGCATTCATGCCACGGCGGAAACCAGACGGGTCAGCAATAATTTGTAGTTTTAGAACACTCATTCTCTGACCTTGTCTCTCAATGCTTTACTGATTGCCGAATACTCTCGCAAAGTCATGCCCCTGGCATCACCGATTGAGAGATTCGCATAAACAACCATAAATGCAATTCTTTCCGCCGACCTATCGGCACTTACTCTTTTGGGTCAGAATCTCCGAGGAATGCCTCTTGAGCATCCTTTAGAGGAACTTTGCCAGCCATCTCCAAAGTAAAGTTTGGATCATGTCTTTTTTTGATTACGAAAATAATTGCTTTCAAGGCTTTACCCTTAGGAGAACCAGCGTCCATTAGTTGGTCAATGGATGTTCCTGCAATTAGTTCAATTTGCTCAACCTCGTCAAGCGTTAGGCTTTCAAAGTCGAACTTGGTTTCATCATTGGTGGTCATGTTATACCTGTCTGTTAGTTGAATCGAATAGGTCACGGTTTAGGTTCACGTTACCTGCAAAAGGTTTCTTGCTGTATTTATTGTATATAGCAATTAGGTCTTGCATGTAAAGCGGACCGATTCTTGAACGCACTTTTGTAGCTGCTTTAGTCATGTATTGACGCTTGGCAATTTTCTTGAAAATGAAGTTTTCACGGTCATACCACCAACCCCACTCTTGGACGTTAGCGTAAGGAATATTAGGGTCCTCACCAGCACGAACAATAACACCTTTGACAGAGTTGATTGCCTTGATGGAACCTTGTAGATCACCATTACGAAATGGCACTAATTCCCGAGCCTCTTTCACAACGATGTTACCGACCCTAAGGTTCAAAGCACGGAGTTCTTTATCCGCACCCATCGCCCTAAGGCCAGCAACAACTTCGTTCAAGCCCCGAATCTTGATTTGTGATTCGGTTGTAGCCATGACTACTAAGCTGTGGTCTTTAGTGTGACACCGTAGTAAACAGGTGGAGTAGCACTTGGAGTGTGAACAGCGTTCTTTACAGTCAAAGTCACAGAGAACTTTACAATGTCACCAGCGTTCAGGCTTAGAGGAGGCAGTTCATCAAAGATGACTGTTCCTGTGTAGTGAGGCTGAGATGCTGACGCTGTAGCGTTACCCTGAGGTGCAATGGTGAATGCAACTTCGGTTCCGAAGTTAGCCCATAGAACTCTGTAAAGTGAAGCTGCGTCACCTGAGGTTACACCGTCAAGTTGTAGTTTCCACTCTCCACCTACTCGAACCTCACAAAAAGTTTGCACATCACCTGGCGCATCATTGAGTGTTAGTTCTACTAGGTTGGCATCGCAGTTGTATTCGGTTGCACCGATTTTGAATGAGATGTTTGTTGCTTTGATTCTGGTTGATGAAGGCATCAGTTTTCCTTTGTTAGAGTGTTAGAGATAAGTCAAGGTTTAGATCACTGGCAAGATACTCAGCGTTATTAGCTGCTAAACGATATGGCTGATTTACTTGGTTGAGAACAACGTAACCTAATGGAGTGAGAGCCGAAACAGTTTGAGCAATCAAAGCATCAAGAGCCTCAGTTGCCTCCTCATTAGTTGCAGTCATAGCAACCATAGTAAGAGTCAAACCGAGTCGGTATTCTCGACCTACAGTTTCAGCAACTAGATATGGTGAGCCATTCGACATAATCACAATAGGTGGAACTATACGCTCTGGAACATAGTCCAGAACATCTAGACCCGCATTCTGCAAGTCAAGAGCAAGTTCCGCTTTCGATGCGGTTATTTCGTTGGTCACAGTCCGGGTCCTGTAAACGGTAGTAGCATCTCTCGAGCTGCATTCATCGGGTCTTTCGCAATGCGAACAGTAGTCCCAAGGTCAGCGAACTGAGCGACACCATTTGGAGCGGAGCGACGGTGGAACAGTTCAGAGGCACATGACAGA